AAAAGAGAGAGGGAGAGAGGAAAAGATGATGACAAGTTGGAAGGATTGATCTTGCAAGGGTAGGACAGTGGCGCTTTGTCCCGGCAAAGTTATTCTTTGCTGGCACATTCGGCGCAAACGCCGGTCACGGTCAGGCAGTGGCCTTCAATACGCAGGCCGGGAACATTTTTGATCAGGGCGTTCAGCTCGCCTTCCGGCAGATGGGGGCAGTTTCGGAAAATATAATCGGACACCACGATACTTAAAACCGCGTCCCCCAGAAATTCCAGCCGCTCGTTGCTGCGGGTGCCGTTATGGGCCTCGTTGGCATAGGAGGAGTGGGTCAGGGCGGTTTTCAGCAGCTTCGGATTCTGAAAGGCGTAGCCTAAATTCTCTTCCAGCCGCCGGAAGTCCCAGCCCGATGCTTTTGTGTTTTCCTGCTTACTCATTGCTATCCATTCCCTTCAGCGATTGCAGTGACTCGTTAATCTCCTCTACCACGCCGCCCTTTACATAAGCCGCCGTTAAACGGAGGGCGTTTTTAAAGGTTTTCGCTTTCGCGCTGCCATGGGCTTTAAATACCGGCTTGGCTACGCCCATAATCGGCGCGCCGCCGTATTCGTTGTAATCCATAGCCCTTTTTAGCTCCTTCATGTCGCTGTAAATCATGCCCGCCGCGATTTTCGTCTTTAGGTTCTTGGTCAAAATGCCCTTGATTTTGTTCATCAGCGTCATGGCTACGCCTTCATAAAGCTTCAAAATCACGTTGCCGGTAAACCCGTCGCATACCACCACGTCCGCCGCGTCCTCGGGCTCCGCGCCCGCCAGCGTTTTGTATTCCGCCGCCATGTGCGCATAAATTTCCTCAAATTTCACACTTTCGCCCCTTTCACCGCAATCTCCTCCGTGCCGAGCATCGTCTGGAGTCCGAAGATAAACTGCTCCCCCTCACGCCGCACGGAGACCGCCTCAACACCGGCTAAAGGCAACAGCGCCGCCTGCGCATACCGCAGCGCCCGCTCCTCGGCGTGCTCGTCCGATGCATCCAGCATATAAAACCGGCTGCCGAGCACGCGGTCATAGCAAAACGCGCCGCGTTTTAGGCAAATGCGGTTATACGCACGCTGCATAAGCGCGTTAAGCCCCTCGGCCGTCTTTGGCAGCCCTGTCGCCGCCGTCTGCGTTATGCCGTTTAAAATCACGACCTCCACGCTATTCCTCCTTTTTCTCAAACACCTGCCCATTGATGACGACCGTGCCGTCGAGCTTCAAAACGATCTCCGCACCGCCCGCTGAGAACAGCCGCACCTCGCCGGGCAAAAGCGTTCCCGCGTCGTTCACAACGCCAAGGCACACACCGCCGGTCATCACAGCCTCCGTACCCTGCGGCACGCTCACCGCCATGCCGTACGGCACCGTTACAGTCGGTGCACGGCGCTCCAGCTCCGTGCAGACGGAAATCTCCCCGCCGCCCGTCGTCACAACGCCCGTTTTCACACTTTCGGCCTTTTCCGCCGTCTCCTTTTTCGTCAGCCACATGTTCATGCCTCCTTTAAACCGGTTCAAAATGCAGCTCGGTCTTCACGTCTTTCCCGCGCAGCAAAACGTTTTTGGAGATGAGCCGCACCTCGCCAAGCTCCTCCGTCCGCATCGTGTCCCCCATGTTCCCGTCTATATAAGAAGCACACGTCAGCTTTAGTCGCTTTGCCGCCCTGCGGCTTTCATTTAAAAGCGCTGTCGGTGCTGTTTTCGCATAGGCGGAAAGATACCGCACGCGCACCTGTGGGGCCAAAGGGTCGTGATATTCCGCGCTGTATGCGCCCGTCTGCGCGTTTTGCACCGTAACACCGCTCAGCATTTTGTACGGGCAAAAAATCACCTCCCGCGCCGTCACCCGGTCGGGCTTCACCGTTTTCGGCACGTAGCTTTCAAAGTGCACGCCACCGCTTTTGTCCGTATACGGCGTACAGTTTAGATATCTCTCAGAGAACGTTTGCAGCGCTTCAAAACAGCTCACGCCCTTTTCAACGGTCAAAACGCCCTCCACCGGCCGCCTGTCGCCGCCCACGGCGTGCAGCCCCAGCGGCATCAGATACATCCGCTCCAAAAGCCGCAGCGAGGGCAATCTAAGTTCCATCGGTGCCGCCTCGTTATCAAGCAAAAGCGCCGCGCGGCTGCGCAGGAAGAAGACCTCCGTGCGCGCGCCGTTCCGGCATTTCACGCGGTGTTCGTCCACGATACCGTCAAAGAGCACCGCGCCATCCTTTTTAAGCACCGCCCCCACGGGTTCTTCCGTAAAAAGCCGCTTTCCCACACTAAACCGCACCGTCAAACTGTTCGCCACCGTGTCCGCGTCGCTTCTTAAAAGCCATTCGCTCGGCTCCTCTTTCGGCGAATGTTTTTCACCGCTTGCAAACACAAACTCAAGCGAAAAATCCGTCACGGAACATGCACCTCCTCGCCGTCTTTCAGCGCCGCAATACACGCGATATGCCGGTTATTCTCCGCCAAGCGGTCAATCGAAACGCCCGTAAAATACGCGTAATCCCACAGGCTCTCGCCCGCCTTCGCGCGGTATGTCCGGCCGGAGATCGCTTCGTTTTTCCCCGTTGTCTCCACAAAGGCGAATGTGTACGGCACCGTGTTTTTCTCCGGCACGCCGATAAGCGCAAGCTCGCTCAAAACCGCCTCAAACGGCCTGTGCCCCGGCAAGTACAGCGTATCTGTTTCACCGAAAAGCGCCTCTAACTCGCGGTAAAGCGCCATCGCATTCTCCCCGGTGAAGTGCCCCTTGCCTGCTACGCGCGCCTTGCGCTTGCCGACCGCCTCCACACGTTCTTCGCCGTCAACACCCACCGTCTCACGCAACAGGCACGCCCGCTCAAGTTTTAATTCCGTCGGGTTCATCGGAAACACAAAGCTGCCAAACTGCATCGTCATCAGGTTCATGCAAACCTCCTGTCCGCACGAAGCAGCGCGGGATATCGCCGCTCCTCGCGCTCCAAAATGCCGGAGAGCGCCTGTGCGTTTTTGTTTTCTTCTTCCACCTTATGCCTCCGTTCCGCTTTGTGTTCGCTGTGTGATTTTTTCACACGCACCCGCTTCTATCACAAGCTTATTTTCGCTCGCCGCTTTTAAAACGCAGTGCGTGTACCGCGCGCCGCCTGTTTGCAGTGTGAATTCGCCGGGAAGCGCCTCCTCGCCGCCCGAAAACCCGTGCAGCACAATCGTGTACACCGCTTTGCCCGCCACCGCCGCATACGGATTTTCCTCGCCGATGGCGTAATAGCGCTTGACCTTCGCTTCGTGCGAAACCTTCACCGCGTCCGCCGTAAATACCTTGTCGCCGATCATCACCGCCGCGCGTGCTTTATCCGCCGCACCTGTCGCCGCCTGCACCGTGCAAAGCGTCACAAGGCAACTGAGCGCCGCCGAGTACGTCGTCTCGCTCCGCTTCACACTGCGCAGCGCACACGGCAAAGACGATACCGCCGCACACACCGCGTCAAACAGCCGCGCGTGGTCGTTCCTTTCGCGCGCATACAGCTGCACGCCGAGCACCGTTTCAAACACACCGTCCGCGTTTTCCTCCTGCATCACGCCCACCGTCACCGCGGCACGCTGCGGAAGCCTTTGCAGCGTGCCCGTAAACGCCGGGTGCACCGCGCAATCCGGCAAAAGCGCTTTCAGCTTTTCCGCAAGCGCCGCACTAAGCTCCGTTCCCGTCATCTTTTTCCTCCTTTTCCAGCACCGCGCGCACGTAAAGCGCCCCGCAAATCCCGCTTTTTTCCTCGGCATATAAAACGCGGAACGTCTCGCCGCCCACAGTCAGCCTCGCGTTCTCCGCGCCGCAAAGCACTTTGCCGTCGCCGAAGTAGACATACAGCGGCTTCATCGCCCCGCCGAACGTCTCCGTTTCCGCCTGCAGGGCCGTTTTGTCTTCCTTCAGGCGATGCACAACGCCGCGGCAAACGACCTTCTCGCCGCTTATCTCCGCCGTCATCTGCTGCGCCCTCAAAAATACATTTCTCACACCGTGCCCTCCGCCACGCCGAAGTAAAAATCCTCGTCACGCAAAACCCCGGACACCGCCCGCTCGCACTGCTTTGCATAGGCGAGCGCCCTTTCGCTGCCTTTGTCAAATTCCGCGCGCACCTCGCCCGCCGTCAGGCTTTTCGGCGATGCTGCTTCCTCCAAAAGCCAAAACTGATACGCCGCCTGCGCCGCAGCCGCTGCGCACAGCGCCTCCTCATGCGCGTTTTCTTCCTCCACAGTGCAGCAAAGGCGCGCTTTAAGCCGCTGCACCGCATCGCCGCTCAGCATCAAAAGCAGGTCTTCGCGGTCGTCATTTGTCAAAAGCTTCAGCCGTTCCAGCACGTTTCGTATCTCCATTTGCCCCTCCTTTTTTTATTCGGCAAAGCCGTACCAAAGCGGTACGGCTTGCCAGAATCGAATAAAATCAGTAGCTAAGGCCCTGTGCGGCGCCGCCGTAGATCTGAGCAAAGCCCGCCACGGCGCTCACGGCCGCGCGCTCCATCTGGCGGTCGATGAGCTTGTCGTAGTCGGTCAGCACATCGCCCGCCTGCACCATCTCAAGCGCACAGTTCTTGTCGAGCGCAATGATCTTCTTCGCGTCCATGGACGGCACATGGATGAGCGTCGCGCCAAGCGGCGTGATGAGCTTGCCCGCACCCTTAATGTTAAGGCTCGCCTGCGCGTCCTTAAACTCCGTGATCTTAAGGAGCGCCTGCAAAGCAGTCGTTCCTGCCAGAATCGTATTGAAGTTATAGTCGGAAAGCTTGCCCCACAGCGTCACAAGGTCGTTGTAGGTCGGCGCAGCGGTAAGCGCCGTCACGGTGATGCCCGTATTCGTGCCGTCGCCGTTTAACAGCACGTCCACTGCGTCCTTCATCTGTCTGCGCGCAATGTACGCACCGATCTGGCGCAGAATGACCGTAAAGAGGTCCAGTCTATGGTGGCGCAGCGCTTCGTAGGAGCTGACAATCAGTCTGCCGCGCTTATGCAGTGTCACAAGCGAGCCTGCCGTCTTGATGACTGTCTCCGGAATGGCCGCGCCCTCCGCTACGGGGTCTTCGATCTTCTGGTCAGAAGCCGTCGCCGTCTGCACGGTGCGGTAATCGAGCGTGTCGATCTTCGTCACGGTCGCCGCGATGTCCGGCAGGGAAGACGCCATCTCCATGCCCTGGCGCACTGCGCGGGCAACGTATTCCGGGAACAGTGCCGCGCTCTGGGAGGAGGTGAAAAACTTCTCCACGGTGTCGCAGTTCGCGCCGCTCACACGAATGCCGAAGCGTTTAAGCTGTCTCTGGTACGCGTCAAGCCCTGCAAACGGTGTGCCCGCGTAGTTCTGGGAGCCGTCCAGCTCCTCCAAAACCTGTGTAAAATTCTTGCCCGGCACGCCGTACATGCCTTTTTCGAGTGTAATGTTTTCAAATGCCATTGTATAATCCCCTTTCTTAAATGCGGAACGCGCCGTCGTCTGCCGCGTTCGTGTCTTCCGTCTTTTCCGCTGCCAGCTGCGGCATTACGGGCATTTTGCGCTCCGCCGCCTTTGCGAGCGCCGCCGCCATTTCTTCCAGTTCTGCAATGCCGAGCGACTTTGTGATTGCCTCCGTCAGTCCGCGTTTAAACTCCGGCTGCGCCACGGCGCTCAGCTTATAGATGCGTTCGCACAGCGCCGCACGGTAGCGGTCGCCACACTCCGCGCGGTCGAAAAGCGCTTTCAGTTCTGTTTTGAGCATGTTGAGCTCCTCTTTCGCCACCGTCACGCTGTCTTCGCCGTCCGCGAGCTTTTTAACAATGTCGTACACCGTTTTGACCTCCTTTTTCTTCTCCGATTCTTCAAAGCGCGGTGAAAATTTCTTTACCACGCCCGCCGCGCGCTGTGCAGGCACTGCCACGAATGAGAATTCATACGCGTCCGCCGCGCCGCTTAAAATACGCACACAGCGCTTGCCGTTGTACGTTTTCCCCGGCACGTGTACACAGCTTTCCGCGCCGCACACGGAGCACACGCGCTTTTTCACTGCGCACCCCACGCTGACTTCCTTGCGTATGCCGCTTTCAATGGATTCAATAAACGCCTTCGTCCCGTCGTTTCGCGGCACATACGCCCGTGCTGTGAGCTGCGCATACGGCTCGTTTAAAGATGTTACCTTTCCGGGAATTTCCTTCACCGCAGCGTCAAACACGCGCGCCGTCTGATTTTTGCTCGTCGGCTCGTGGTCTAAAATGCCCGTCTTGCCGACAAACAGCTTCGCAAGCTCCTCGAGTGTCTCTTTCGTAAAGCACTCACCGTCTCTATCCACCTCGTTGTCGCACAAAACGACCGAAAACGTGTACACCTCCTCCGGCTTATAGGCGCGGCGCGTGTAAAGGTTGATCTTCTCCATCGCCGTTTTATCCGGCTGCACAGCCGTCACCGTTTCGCTCAAGCTTCTCCCTCCTTTAAAAGCTGGTTCGTCTTCGCCATGAGATACGCCGCGTTCGCGTGGTCGACCTCGTCCTGCATCGTGATCTCGTCCCAGTCGATCTCCACCGTGTCGTCAAAGCCGTTTAAGCGCAGCCACGTCTTGCAGATCTTCAAGACCGCCGGCTCCAAAATTCTGCGGTACGCCGTCAGCTCGCTCGTCAGCATGTCCGCCTGCTGGCTCGACATGCGCTCCGTCGAGGACCACGAAAGCCCCAGCAAAAACGGCGGAATGCCCATTTTCGCCACAATCTGCTCCAGCATCTGCCGCACGGGCACTTCGCTGTCCATCTGCTGCCCGTCCGCGCCGATGGCTTTAATCTGCACGTCGACCACCGCCACCAAGTCGCTCACGCCGCGCCCGCGCGCCGTTCTCCTGCAACTTCTTC